GTGCGAGCGAGTCGCAATCTCATGCTGGCGGTGGCAACATCGAGTTGACGGGCGAAACATTCTTCGACGGGGTGGGGTCGACATAGACATAGGCCCCCCCACAAATCCGGCAGCCCTAGCCGACCTTGCCCTGCCCGCACAAAATTTTGCCGGAAAATCCAAAACCAAGCCTTGCCTTAACCGCCATATTGACCCGGCGGCCAAATCCGGCCATATTCCAAGCGGATTCACCTAGATTTGGTGCTATATGCCTTCAACATCGGACAAACAGCGTCGTTTCATGGCTGCGGCGGCCCATGACCCCAAATTTGCTAAGAAAGCGGGCGTCCCAATGAAGGTCGCCAAGGAATATAACCAGGCTGACAAAGGCCCTAAGCTGGCAAAAGCCATGCGAAACATGACACGGGACGACACATGACAGCGGCACCTCGCGGAAAACCGTTTAAACCCGGCAATGTTACCAGCAAGGCCAATGGTCGCCCTAAAGGTTCGAAGGGCAAGTCTTCGGGCAAGGCCAGGGAGATGATTGCCAGCTTTGTTGATGGCAATGCTGGGCGTCTGAACAAATGGCTGGACGAAGTTTACAAGCAGGACGGCCCACGGGCGGCGTTCAACTGCTTTTCCGACCTGATTGAGTACCATGTGCCTAAGCTGGCGCGTAATGAGGTAACCGGCCCTGATGAAGGCCCTGTTGAATTGGTCATTTCGTGGCAAGAAAAGAAATAAAGATTGAGTATTCACCCCGCGACGCGTTCATGCCTTTCCATGACCGTACGCAGCGGTGGGCTTGCCTTGTGGCGCATCGCCGGGCGGGCAAGACTGTTGCCGCCATCAATGATCTCATACGGGCGGCGGTCAATTGTAAGACACCGAACCCGCAATTCGCTTATATTGCTCCGTTTCGCAGTCAAGCTAAGTCCGTGGCTTGGGATTATCTGAAGCGTTTTAGCAGGCCGATTGCAAAGGCTCCAAATGAGGCTGAATTACAGATCGATCTTGTCACAGGTGCCAGGATACGCCTTTTTGGTGCTGACAACGCTGACGCTATGCGCGGCCTTGGTTTTGACGGGGTTTTTATGGATGAGTATGGCGATTTTAGGCCTTCTGTTTGGGGCCATGTCATCCGTCCTACGTTATCTGACAAGCAAGGCTGGGCGGTTTTTGCCGGAACGCCTAAGGGAAAGAATCAATTCTGGGACGTTTATGCAAACGCCAAGAAAATCCCCGCCGAATGGTTCCTTCTTCGACTGACGGCCACTGATAGCCAAATTCTAGCCCAGACGGAGCTAGATGCAGTCAAGGCGCAGATCACGCCCGACCAATATATGCAGGAATACGAATGCAGCTTCGAGGCGGCGATCCTTGGCGCGTATTATGGCGTTGAGATGCGTGAAGCGCAGGACCAGGGCCGCATTGGCAATGTTGAGTACGACCCCAGCCTTCAGACGTACACGGCATGGGACTTGGGCTACAAGGATGATACGGCTATTTGGTGGTATCAGGTAACAAGGAATGAAATCCATGTTGTCGATTATTATGCTGTTTCCGGTGCTTCTATTTCTGACCTTGCTAAGGTTGTTATGGAAAAGCCTTACCATTACAGCAAGCATTATCTGCCGCATGATGCGCGTGCTAAGACTTTGGCCGCACAAGGAAAGTCTGTCATCGAACAGCTTGCTGAACATCTTGGACTAAGCAACATAGCTGTTGTGCCTGACCTCGGCGTTCAAGACGGCATACAGGCCGTGCGTATGACGCTGCCCAAATGCTACTTTGACGAACTTAAATGCCGCGATGGCATTGAGGCACTGCGGCAGTATGAGCGCGAGTACGACGAAGACAAGAAGGCATTCCGGTCTGCGCCCAAGCACAATTGGTGCAGCCATCCGGCAGACGCCATGAGAATGCTGGCTGTTGCGTGGCGCAATGAAGCTCCGCCCAAGGTCATGGCAAGCGAGCGTCCATTGATCGTAGGCAGACAGAACACGGCTACATTGAATGATATGTGGGCATCACAGAAAACAAAGAGAAGGGCTAGACTATGAGCGGCGTAAACAACCCATATCGGTATTATTATGAGCATGTCGCGGCAAGTGCCTCGGCTCAAGTTCTCGGCCCAACGGGCGCAGTTGGCGACTATCTGCATCGCTTGATTTGCACGGTCACGACTGGCGCGACTGGCAATGTCGTGATTGTCGATGGCACGGGTACGGGCATTCTCACGCATACTGTCCTTCCGGCCAGCGCGTCTGTAATCCCCGGCGTGTACAACATTGAACTTAATGCTGTGTCGGCCAATGGCGCGTGGAAAGTCACCACAGGCGCTGGCGTAGAAGTCATGGCAGTCGGCATCTTCTCGTGAGCAAGGCTGCAGCAATTTCTAGTCGTAACGCGTAGAGGCATTACAATGGCTGAATTTAAATTAGACCCAGATAATCGCCGCATAATGATAGAGCAGCAAATCAATGACCTTATCAAAGGTTTGAAGTTGTCTGCCTCTGGCACTGCGGCTTTGGATTACCGTAACAAAGTGCAGCCTTCCGCCAATTTGGATGCTTCGTATCCAATGGCAATGGGCGGCGGCACGGTCACGCCATACGCGTCAGTTGGAACTAATTCCAAGCCGTCCGTTGGTATTCGCGGGAACTGGAACTTTTAATTAAAGGAAACACAATGGCTATCGACCCACAGCGCCTAGCGCAGATCATGCAGCGTATGAAGCTGGCCCAGCCGGGCGGAGCCGGTGGCCCGCCTCCTGGCGGCCCCCCGCCTGGTATGCCTATGGGCGGCCCGCCTCCCGGCATGCCTCCGCAGGGCGGTCCTCCGCCCGGTATGCCTCCGCAGGGCGGCCCGCCTCCCGGCGCTGGCGGCCCACCCCCCGGCATCCCAATGCAGATTCAGGGCGTAATGACACCCCAGCCGCAGGGCGGTCCTCCGCGTCCCATGATGCCGCCGGGCGGTATGCCTCCGGGCGGGATGCCGCCGCGTTAATACGTCATTAAGGAATTAGACGATGGCATTGGAAAAAGTCGATTCGACTGTCCAGAGACTTCTTAGCAATATTCATGCGTACAACAATGAATATAAGAAGTGGGAAGCGCGTACCACGAAGATTCTTCGCCGGTATCGCGATGACCAAAGCACGACCACCGGCATGAACGAGGCCGCGCGGTTCAACATCCTCTGGTCCAATGTCAATACGCTAGTTCCGGCTGTGTACGCCCGTCTTCCCAAGGCCGATGTGTCACGCCGCTTTGGCGATAACGACCCCGTTGGCCGCGTTGCGTCTTTGCTGATTGAGCGGGCGCTTGATTACGAAATTGAGCATTACCCTGATTTCCGTTCGTCTATGCGTTATGCCGTAGAAGATCGTTTCCTCGGCGGGCGCGGCGTGTCGTGGGTGCGCTATGACCCGCATATCAAGCAGCAGGACGTACCCGAAGATGGTTACCAAATCACCGAAGACATCGAAGAAGGCGAAAGCCGTGACGCGGAAGGCGACATCCACAACCAAACCGCCGGAAACGACGGCCCCCCTGAAGAAATTGACTATGAGTGTGCCCCCACAGATTACGTTCACTGGCGTGATTTCGGCCATTCTTGTGCGCGTACTTGGGAAGAAGTAACGCAGGTCTGGCGCTGGGTGTATATGTCCAAGGATGCCGTGACGGAGCGGTTTGGCAAGAAGATTGCCAAGAAGATTTCGTTCAACAGCAGCCCAGAAAGCCTGACCAAGTACGGCCAAGCGTCAAAGAACAATGACAAAGCCAAGGTATGCGAATTGTGGGACAAGGAAACCGGCAAGGTTTACTGGCTCATGGAGAACTATGTCGAACTGCTAGACGAGCGCGATGACCCGCTTGAGTTGGAATGCTTTTTTCCGTGCGCTAAGCCGCTGTATGCGACAACGACAAGCGATAGCCTTGTCCCGGTGCCTGACTTCATCCTGTATCAGGATCAGGCCAACGAACTCGATATCCTGACTGACCGCATTGACGGTCTGGTCAAATCCCTGCGCGTCCGTGGTGTGTATGATGCTTCGCAGCCAGCACTACAGCGTTTGTTGACGGAAGGTGACAACAACACGTTGATCCCAGTCGACAAATGGATGGCCTTCAGCGAGAAGGGGGGGCTAAAAGGCAGTATAGACCTTCTCCCCATCGAGACGTTGGCCTCCGCGCTCATTAATTGTTACCAGGCTCAGGCTAACATTAAGGGGCAGATTTATGAAATTACGGGTATTTCAGACATTCTGCGCGGCGCTGGCGCGGCTTCTGAATCCGCCACGGCCCAACAGCTCAAGGGACAATATGCGGGACTGCGGCTGCGAGCTATGCAGGAGAGCGTTGCGCTCTTTGCAAGTGAATTACTCAGACTAAAGGCGCAGATTATCTGCACCAAGTTCCAGCCTGAAACTATCCTTCATCTAGCTGCGGCTGCCCAAATGTCGCCTGCAGATCAGCAGATGATCCCGCAAGCCTTGCAACTGATGAAGGATAGCCCACTCCGTTCGTTCCGCATTCAGGTCGCCGCTGACAGCCTGGTCCAGCTTGACGAAAACCAGAACAAGCAAGACCGCATGGAATTCATGAATGCGTTCAGCAACTTCCTGCGGGAAGCTGTTCCGGCTGGTCAAGCATCGCCTGAGATGGTGCCGATGCTGATGGACATGATGAAGTTTGGCCTTGGCGGGTTTAAACAGGGCGCTGTCATGGAAGGCGCGATTGATGCTGCGTTGCAGAACATGATTGAAGCCAACGCCAAAAAAGCCCAGAACCCGC